ATTTACAATTTATTTTGGATCAAAAAGCATAAAGTTATTGCTATTTGTATGCCTGCAATCTATGTGCAACCACGAAACATTACGCTCAATTGCTTTTATGTGCGGATAGTCATGCCTTTTGTCATATATATGCTGTCTCATCTCTTCAGCCGACATATCTTTACTTATAATATCAACAGCACGACCGAAAGCATGTTGACTAGTAGGGCTATAGTTTTTCATACCCTCAACACGTAATCCTGACTCATGCCTATCACCACCGTAATACCAGTTATTTATTGTTAGAGGTATACCTAAGTTGTCTCTAAGCTTTTGACATGTTTGTATTATACGGTCATCTATAAACCATAACGCTCTATGGCCATATTTATCCCATGTTTCCTTCGAAATAAATTCCGGAAGTATAAAATTTTTAGTTATGTTCTCCATCAGTTCACGTTTAAGAATATCATATCTAGTGAAATTAGATTACCATTTTCGAATTCAATTATTGCTTCGTCTAATATATCTTCCGACTTTGCGTAAAAATCGTAGTTACCATTTATAGGGCTAACATAACAAATTTTTATATCTCTTAAATCCCAATACTCAAGGTCGTCTATTTTAGTCTTTATCATACAGTTTATAGGCTGCCCATAGTGCGCCAGCACCTGTAATAATATCTCGAGCTAAATCTTCTGGAATAAAGTTGCTAAGTAATAATACTGCTATCCCTGCTGCTTCAGCTGTTTTCTTTTTGCCTTCAATGACAACACGTTGTAAAACAATATTTAATAATTTACTTAAATTCATTTTTTCTTTCCTTTCTTAATAGAGTAAGCAATAGCCAATGCCTGCTTTATTGGTTTTCCTGCCTGTAGTTCTGTTTTAATATTTTTTTCAAAAGCTTTTTTAGATTTTCCATAGTCTAGTGGCATGACTCCTCCTTAGTGATTCCATTTATTCATAAGTTCTTTTGTTGCTTTCTCTGCAATGTCACGGTTTTTTTGTGCGGCCATAGCTTCTCGATGTTTTTTGTTTTTAGCTATTTCCTTGTCATGTTCCTCATGCGAAAGGTAAGTAAGCCCTTCTTTTCTTTCTACATCTCGAATTTGCGCCATAGTTAATCGTTCACTGCCGCCTCTAGGATCTACGAACTCAGTAAACCCATGCACTGCTACGTTTGAGTTACCAAAATACTGTTTGCAGTTAGTTGATTTACAGTTAGTACAATTAACATGATGTGAGTCTGTCAGTCCAAAATAAAAGTCTTGTATGTTATTACATGAATAACACTTGTAACTATACAACGGCATTTTGTACCTCATATATCCTTTTAAGAAAAAACTGCTTCATTTCATGTTTTCTTTTTTCATTAGGATTTACCTCTTTGCCATTAATGACTTTATAGAACATTTCTTTAGATATATTAAATTGCTTAGCTACATAGTCAGGGCTTACATCTGATTTTTGATACAAACTTTCTAATTCTTCTGGATCAATACCAGCTTCAATGTATTTATCTGCAACCATTTGATTTAAAGTGTTTTTTACCCAAGTAAACTCGTTACGCATTTCGTCAAACTGTTTACCAATTACTTGCATCTGATCGTAAAGCGCATAATTAGTAGTATTACTTTTTATGTCGTTTATATCGTTAAATAATTGGCGGTAAAGCTGTGTTAGCTGATCAACACTAAGAGGAGCATTTACAGTTATGTCTTCTAACGCCTTTTTTTTTGTTGCTGTATGAAAATCAAGTGACTTGTTTAATACTTGCTCTACAACTGTATTAATTCTTGCATCAATAGATTTATTAACAGACTTAAACATGTCGCCTACTTCTGCTCTTAGATTATTTATTGCTACTGCTGTATTTGGGTCTTTCATTTTTTTTTACTCCTTAATATTTTTTTGGTTTTTTCTTTTTATTCATTATGCTCGTCCTTCCACGTAGTCACGTAAAGTTGGTCTGTTATCAGTCGTTCTAAATGCATCTGATGGTGACTTAACTTTTATGTCTTTGATATGCCTAATTGCATACTGCACTGCGTCCACTGAGTGGTCGTCTTTTTTAACAACTTTAAACTCATCATTGTTTGCATGTAATGTGTCTACATATCTATAATTTTTATGCTGATCTATTACATAATTAAGATGATCAAAAAACATTAATTTGTTTTGCCAAAGTAATTGATTGATTAACAATATGTTTCCAGACTTTTCTTTTTTAGCCTCAATTAACCTTAACCCTTCAGCTTGTAAGTCTTTCCACCAAGACCCGTAATCACGATCGGCTACCTTCATTGAATAGTCAGCTATAATTGGCATTGGCCCATATTTATTGCATGCCTCTACAATCTCACTAACTAACGGCTTAGACTTGTGCCACTCATCATAGATATAAATATTTCCTGTCTCATCTTTAGCTAGAAAAACAATAGATGTATCTACACGTGTACCATGGTCTAAACCTATACACTTATACCAGTGTTTTTGTATGCGTTGTTTTGGAATGATGTGATGATCCATTAGGCAATCATATACGGCATTCTGTACGCTATCCCAGTTGCCTTCTAAAAACTGTTTTATATAGCTAGGCGGATAGTTCTCTTCCATGTTTTTTATATAATCGCTAGGTAAATTCTTTTTATTACTGTAAGTTGATGCACGAATATACATACAATCATCTGGGAGTTCTTGGTCATGATATCGCTTTTTACACCAACCGAATCTCGGGTTACCTTCTGTAAATATAAGCTTTTTAGGTAAAGCTGTGCCTCTTAGTCGACCGAGTGCACCAAGAAAGTGTTCTTCTTTTAGTTCTTCTGCCTGACACATAATTACTGCATCAAAACTACTAGATAAAATCTTTCTAGGATCATCGAAGGATCTAAAAATTATGCGACTATTGTTTTTAAAATGAAATTCGTTGTCTGATTTACTATGATAATAACCATACTCTTCAGGCGGAAATGCATCTTTAAATTGCACAATACACGTGTCTTTTAACTGTCTATAACTAAACCTCGTCATAAGTAGCTGCACGTCCTTATGTTGAGAACATAAATAATAGGCAATAATAATAGAAATAAAACTTTTGCCTGAACCATAGCCCCCCCAGAAAGCAATTTCTCTAGGACAGTCGTCACGCATAAGCATGTCTTTATTAAAAACGTTAGCAAATATTTTACTTTGATTTTGATTTAGCCTTATCTTCATTTAAAAATATACTTAAATCCTTAAGCTCGTTACGCTTGTATTGTTTACGTTTTTGGTTTTTACGATCAAAAAAAGTGTAGGTATCGTATTCCTGCCCATTCGAGCACTTACCTAGAAATACCCAATCAATAATTGAATCTTCAAACCTATATTTTTTACCTTTATTGAATACAATCATAAACGATTTCCTGCGATCTCTTCTTGCTCTTGTGCACGATCGTAAATATCTTTTAAAGTTTCTTCTTTCTTCAATGCGTTAATAGGGTCACGAAAAGACTTCCAATAAAAAGTCATTCTTAGAGTAAGTAAGGTATTAATTATAATTGTGCCTGTAATAACTGCACATAAAAGCAATACATAAACTACATTCCATAGGTCAAAAACTATACGATCACTTAAATTTAAAATCATTCTTTTATCTCCTTTGCTTCAGCATCATAGGTTAATACAATTTCATGCTTTGGCTGTAACATTAATTGCTGGTCTTCTTGATAGCCACGTTTTTTCCCACGTGTTTTTAAATAAAATATTGTTGCTGCCGTATTACCTTGGTTAATTTGTTTAAACAAAGATGACTCAGCCATATCTAGAACAAGATCATTAGTAGATTCGACTGCGAGCTTATATTCTTCATCATTACGCAACCAGTCATAGTGCGTACTCCTATCTATACCAACGATTTTACAGGCGTGACTAACTAACCCCAGCGTTTTATTTAAGGCTTCAAGCATAGCTGTTTTTTTATAGGTGGTGGATTTTGTAGGCTTCTTACTCATTACGTAATTCAACCTCAAAACCTCTATCTTGTAGTTCATTTAGCAAAGACATAATTTCATCTTGATTTTTACCACTAACTTTTAAAATAAAATTATCTTTTAATTTCTCAGTGTTTTCAATTAAACTTTTATCTTCAGTTAGCTCACTCATGTCTAATTCCGGTAAATCATAACCCCAAGCATCTAATAACTCAGGCTCAAATTCGTTGGCTAAAATACCGTCATCCCAAGACCCGTAATTTGTATTCTCAACGACAATAATCTTTTGTAACGTTAGTTTATCAACTTCGGGGTCAATTACTTTACATTTTATATGCATGTAGTCTAATTCTTTATAGGCTTTTAACCTCATATTACCTGATAGAACAACATAGGTATCATTATGAGGTATAACTAACAGTTCTTTAATTTCGTTTAAGTCTTTCTCAAATAAACTTGTCTTTAATTTATTGTATGCATGCTTATCTATACGTCTAGGATTAGCAGGTACACCCTTATCTTTAAGTTGCCCAACGTTATTACGTAAATCTTTTATATTTAATTTTTCTGTTCGTGCTAGTATCTGCATATTTTTTTTCATAATATTTAAAAAAAGTACGCAAACACTTCTATTAATAATTTAAACTAAAAAAAAATCTAAATCAATTAAAACTACTTCTTAATGTAATCGTATATAACAACTTCAGTATAATTTCTTTTGATGTACTCAAACAAAGTACTTTCAGGGATATTTAAATGCTTAGCAATATCTCGCCAACTCATACCTTCGTTTCTAAATTTTTTATAAAGTTCTATGTTGTGTTCATATTTTTTCATCACCTTTATATTATCACATAAAATAACGACACGTGCAACATTCGTATACATGAAATTATTTCAATATATATTTACTTGATTTACACGATTAATAATCGTATTATATATTCATGCTTAAAAAAAAGGAGAAAAAAATGAAACAACAAATAGTAAATGCAGAGTTGGTAGATTTCGATTATGAGATTACAGAAATCAATCAAGGTATTATAACTTTTAATAAGGTATTCAAATAAATGAAAACACAAGTTTTAGATAACATTGACGCATTAGCTTTTGGAGATGAAGCAACGAAAGAAAAAGCATACGATTATTTATATCAGTTTGTTAATAGTTTAAATATATGACGCCAGGTGTGAGCCCTATTATGGGAAGATAGTAGGGCTAATAATTACATGCAAGTTACTGTAATTTATAAAGTAATAATAACAAATTTAAAAAAATAAGGAAAAAAAATGAACCCCCAAAATAAAAATACTGAAAGTGAACTTATGCTTACAGATAGTGAACTTATGTTTATTGATTATAACAAAGTTAAGCAAAACGATCCTGACTTAAGAGATCTTAGATTATATAATTATAATATAAATTCGACCGCTGCTATTTTTATTTTTAAAGCATTAACTAAAAACAATATAGTCGATTATGTCGATTTAGATTCAAATCAAATTTGTGATAAAGCCGCACCTTCTATTGCTTATGCTCTCGAAAATAATAAAATTATAAAAATTATAGATTTAGACAACAACGAACTAACTAACGTTGGTGCTAAAAAAATTATAGAGTCGCTTAAAAACAACACAACATTAGAACATTTGTATTTAAGTCGTAACAAAATCAGCAATAATTTATTGCGTAAAATTGAAATTATGACAGAAAGAAACAGAAAAAAATGAAAAACCTAAATACTAAAAAAGATATCTCAGTTAATGAGCTAGACAAAACCATTGCCGATATAGAAAATAAAATTAAAGAAACAAACAATTTCTTAAAAAACTATGACAAGCAATCAATTAAAACAAATTCCTATTGGCCTATTGTTTTAATTATTACAGCAGGCTATGTTTTTTTATTAATTTTATTTTTAATTGATAATTTCGTTGCGTAAAGTTATATAAGGCTATATAATATATGAAGTATATTAAAGGAGTAAAAATGAAAATATCAGAAATCAATGACCCGATTCATAAAATTGCAATGAACAACATTAGTATGAGAAAATTAAATGCGTATATATCCGATATGACTTTTTACAATTGGAGTC